GGTTCTGATGGAACATTTATAAATTGTGGATTTAAACCTGCATTTTTAATGATAAAGAGAACTGATTCAACTGGTGAGTGGTGGATGTATGATAGTTCAAGAGGTTCAACTAATCCAATTCCTAGAATGTTAATGGCTAATAATAACTCAGATGAACAAGAAGATAGTGCCTCATACTTGTTAGATCTCGTTTCAAATGGATTTAAATGGAGGTCTGGCTTAGCCGCAGCACAGGGCAATGGTAACACTTTCATCTACATAGCATTCGCAGAATCACCACTCCAGACTGCGAACGCTAAATAAATAAGAACAACCATTCGTTTTATATTTTCATAAACAATTATGGCTCACTTTGCAAAACTCGACGAAAATAACGTCGTTACTCAAGTCATTGTCGTTGACAATAAGGATATTACTGATCCTCATACTGGACAAGAAGATGAGATTCTTGGAATCGCTTTCTGTAAGAAACTCCTTGGAGGAAATTGGAAGCAGACATCTTATAATGGCAATATGAGAACCCGTTATGCAGGAATCGGATATTCCTATAACGCAACTCACGATGCATTTATTGCTCCTCAACCACACGCATCTTGGACTATTGATGCAACCACAAAAGATTGGGTATCACCATTGGGTGCAGCACCTGCATTGACTGATGCAGAAGAAACGGCAGGATCATATTATGTTTGGAATGAGACTGCATATCAGGCAGACAACACAACTGGATGGGAATTAGAAACTCCTTCTGCTGAATGATTTAATTAGGAGAAAATTGAAATGAATCTTCGTTTACCTGGCGTAGATACTGCCATTAAATATCTGCGCCCTGATGCTAAATTTGATCTCTCTAATCAACACTTTACACGATGGGAATGTCCTCACGGGTCTGAGCCACCTCAATGGTCTGAAATTGAAGAGCAAATTAAAAAAGATGTTGATACTTACAATTATTATCTTTATGCCCGCAATAGGGAAAAGGAATATGGTGATTGGAAACAACAACTGAACCTACTTTATGATGATATCAAATCTGGAAACTTGGAGAATGGTAAATGGGTTCAGTTTGTCGATTCAATAAAAGAAAAACATCCTAAACCAGAAGGAGAACCACCGCAGTAAATAGATGGCACTGAATAAACTAACTAAGGTTCACTCAACTGGTGTCGGTGAAAATATTTCACTAGACACTCATGCTATTGATGCAAATGCAATCAACGTTGTTGGTATTGTTACAGCAACAGAATTTCATAAGCAGGATGGTAGTATTGTTGGTGGAGCAGCTGCACCTGGAATTTCTACATCACTTGCAATCGCATATTCAACAGCATTGTGAGTAGAGTTATAAGAACTAAATAACTCATATAAAAGAAGACTAATCGTAAGATGGCAAAGAAGTTAGTTTATAACTACACATTTACTCCTGGTATTGGGAATGTTGGTAATGTTGTTATTAAGGGCAACTATCCTTCAAAAGTCTGGCAATTAGTTACTGTTACTGGTACTGGTGGATTATATCCTCATACCTTTGTCCGTGATGAATATGCATCAACTACTGGTGCAATAGAAATTATTAGTGGTGGTTCTGGCAATCTTACGATGGCTAGTACTACTACTTTTAATGAAAACAGTGGTCTTCTTACAGTTGTTACAACAACAAATCACAATTTAAGTACTGGGGCGACGATTAAGTTCCGTCTCCTTGGTATGACATTTACGTGTGCCAAAGATAATCACGCAACAGAACACTCATATCCAAGAACAACTGACCCAACATACAATCAAGCGTTAACAATTACTGTAACTGACGCAACTACATTTACTTGTAATGTTGGTAGAAGTGTAGGTGGTGCTATTTCGTCTGACAACGAAATCATCTATAACTTTGCAGATGCGTCTATGGGCGGATCTACTTATTATAATAGTTCTCTTGATGAGACTACCTTAACATTTAAGAAAGATACTTCACACCTTGACCCTCTTGATGATCTTCAAATCTTTATTGATATTCAAGAAGATAAGATTGACTTCTCTGAAACCTTTACTGATCCTGTAAGTAAGTTAAGAGTTTCTAATCCACAGAACCTGATTGATACTGACTTTGAATATGGTCTGCAACCAACGAAGTGGGAAACCATCGAACTTGTAAATAACGTTCCTTCATTCTTCGCAGATACATCTAACTATTCTATTTCTGATGTTACTTCCGTAACTACTCTTGCTGGTAGTGAGAATATTCGTGTAACAACAGCATCCGATCATGGTCTTACTGTTGGTTCACCTATTGACGTTCAGGGTCTTACTTCAAGAACCGCAGAAGGAAAGTATCTTGTTTCATCAGTTGCTTCTGACACAGAATTTATCTATAAAGGAAAAGCAACACAGGCAACTTCCGCAACAATTAATGGAAGTTATACTGTTATAACTCCAGGAGAGTTTTATTCTGGTTCTGATATTAATATTAATGAAACAAAAGGTATTGAAACTGATGGACGTAGACCATCAACTCTCAGTATGGATACTGATTATCATCATGGATTTGCGAAGGGTTCTAGTGTTTATTTGACAAATACAATTGGTTCTAGAAAACTTACTATTAGTGATAGAGCGACTGATATTGCACCCGATGGAAGACCTTATGTAGACCATGTAAATACACTTGCGTTAAATGCAAGTGTTAGAAGTGATTTGACTGAAACCAGACAAATGACTGGTACATATGCAATTAAGTTTGGTATCGACTCAGTTAATACTGCAAATAATACAATTACCTGGGAAAATCATAAACTAAAAGTTGGTGATGTAGTTTTATATTCAAAACCACAAGGTGATACTGCTATCGGGAATCTTGGAGATTTTAATCTTTATTATGTAAAATCAGTACCAACATCAGACACAATTACATTGTGTGAGACTACTAATGGAGATTTTACAAACAATCCAGAAATTAATTTTATTAGTACTGGTACTTCCCAATATGGTAGACATACTCTAATTCTTGCTTATGAGATTAGGAGATGTTATAAAGGTTCTAGAAGTTGGTATAGTTACTGGTACACTAGACATAACAGAGATGGTGTTGGTTCTGGTTCTGATCTTGTTACCTATGGTCAGACTACTGATGCAAATGGAAACACTGGATACTTTGGTTTAGGTGCTAGAAAACCTGATAGATATATGTTTATCAGAACTGATGCCAATGCATTTCATAATAGACACATAAGAACTGGAAGCAGTGGTGGAACTTTCTTTGGTAGAGGAAAAGAAACAAATTTTGTATTAGGATCTACACCTGATGGATATAATTTCCTTGAAGACTTTGAAAGATTTAATAGTACTTCTACATATCCAAGAAGATCTACTGGTTTAAATCATACAAATCATACTTATAACACATATGGTTTTAGACATTATGCATTAACCAATGATTATAATGGTGGTTATTCTGTAAACTTTACACAAGGTTTAATTTTCTTTGTTCCATTAATAAATGATCCGGAAGCAGACTCTTTATATATTCCTAATCATGGATTTGATGATGAATCAACATTGACATTAACGACAGATTCTGGTTCTGATTTAACTTACAGAACTGATACTACAAAATCATACAATGTAACACCAACAAATTCTTCATTTGCTAGTGGAACATCTTCTGTAATTACAGTTCTTTCTGGCAACAGAATTAAATTGAATAGTGCCTTCAGACTTCGTACAGCATCTGGAACATATACTGCATCTGGAAGTAAAGCAAATCCAACTGCAAATACATTCTACTTTAATACTCATGATTTAGTAGCAAAAGAGAAACTTACTTTTACTGCAGGTTCTTTGCCAAGTTCTGTAAGTGGTGCAGTTGATCCTGACTTTAAATCATTAGCAAATTCTCCACTAAACGTTGTTTATGAACAGACCAAAGTTGCTTTGGATGCTGTCAAAACTACTATGGGTAATGATAGTGGCACAATGCTAATGCGTGGATATGGTGAGTATTATCCATTCCGCAACCTGACATTAAACTTCAATGGTGGAAGCCAAAGAATTTATTGGCGTCATGGAGTATATCGTGTTACTAATCAAGGATCTAGTTGGTCTAGTGGTAGTTATGTCGATAGTCCAAACTTTTCCACTTTAAGTGGATTTGCTAATGGTAAGGCATTTGATCCATTCTCAACGAATGGTAATATTGGTGGTAGGGGATTTTATATGATTCAAACTCCTTATAATAATAATACGCAAGTACCATATCATATTAATGCTTGGCAAGTACCACCTCCAGCAGATACTGGTGGCACTAGAACTAGAATGTATAAGTCAGGTGATGCAACTTATAATTATCGTCGTGGTGGTACTATTGAAAATGTTAATAATGCACATTCTAATTGGAACACAAGTTTAGGTAATGGTTGGGAATATACTTATGAATGTAGCTATCATGTACCAGATAACACATATCATGGATTTATTTGTATGACTGTTATCTTGTCCAATAGCAATTGGACTGGATATGTAGATAAATGGACAACTTCTGGAACCAATAATACTAATCATAATCTTAATTTTACTAGTACACGATATTTGCATGCAAATGCTGATTCGGGATATGGTGGATCAAGATATCACATTGAAGTGATAATTCCTGTTAAGGCAGGTTCTAATGCATTAAATTATGGTGCTAGTGGTAATACTATCACTAATGCTACAATCGCAAATCAAATCGCATCTACTGTTGCTAATGCATTAACTAATCCAGATTTGTCTACTGCTGGTGGAATTGTTTATGCTAAAAATGTAGATTCTAATAGATTTGGACTTCAAAATCTCATTGGTGTTACTTATGATATTGATAGTGCTGGAGCATCTCCATTTACTTTCCAGACAGAAGTAAAGACCGGTGGTGTTGATGGATATATTGATATTGATAATACCACAAACACTTCAATGTCTAGTTTTTCTCAGACAGAAATTCCTAGAAGACAATTGGTTGCTGCTCAATCTGAGGTTGTTAATATTGATAATGTCATCTATATCAATAAGGATCAGTGCAAATTGAAGACCGCTCAGAAGGTTATCTACAACGAATCTGGTGGAACAATTCCAAGGGATAATTATACAGACAATCTTATTGATGGTACTACTTATTATGCAGTTTCTAATGGACCAAATCATTTCCAATTAGCAGATACTGTTAGTGATGCTCAGTCCGGAAACGTTATTTCTTTGGGAACTACGTCAGTAGGAACATTTACTTTTACAGTTCCTTCAATTTCTGGAATCTCTTCTGCTCGTGGTTCTATTGGGATGTCCTCAGAATCTACTACCGTAACAGGCACAGAAACATTATTTAAGAGATTCTTCCGCGAAGGTGATCCATTTATTGTTGCAAACACTGATAATCCACCAGCGTATGAAACTTATACTGTTGCATCAGTTATTGATGACCAAGAACTAACGCTTACAGGTACGCCTGGAGCTGACTTAGTGGATGGAGAACATTTTGTTGAAACAAAGGTCAATACGAGACCAGATGGTACATTCATTCATAGACCATTTGATGGTGGTGTTGAAATTACAGCAGGTAGTTCACCAAATAGTTCTATTGTTAGACAGACTCGTAAGTATTTCCGTTATCAGTCTGGTAAGGGTATTCAGTGTTCTGTTGCTATCAATTTTAGTCCATCTAGAATTATCAGCAGTGTTGTAGGTACTGCTAATACTACGTTAGCAACTAAAACTTTCAGAGTTGGTGTTAATAATATTGACAATAGTGCTTATAGTATTTCTGGTTCGGATAGAGATGGAAATCTTCTTGGCGATAATCAGACGATTACTTTAATGACAGGTGATACTGCTCAGTTTGTTGTCAGTGCCCCAGGACATCCATTTTATATCAAGACTTCTGCAACAACTGGTACTGGAAACACAGTTACTCAGGGTACATTTGTAGGACTTGGAACTGATTCTGGTACTGTTACATGGGATACTACTGGTGTTACTCCAGGAACATATTTCTATCAGTGCGAAAATCATGCATCAATGAATGGAAATCTTATTGTTGAGGGAGTTGGTATTACCACAAATATTGCTAGAGCGACTACTAGGTATCCTCACGGTTTAACTAGAAATTCTAGTATTACTTTGAGAGGTGCTTCTGATAATGCTTACGTTGGTCAGACTGATATTCAAGCAGCGGATGATTTTACGTTTGATTTCTATACAAGAGGAAACTTTGGTTCATCTGTTCCTAATGGTGTTATTGAGTATAGTGTAGATCAATGGACAAGTAGTGCTGTACGTACAGGACTCTTTGATTATCAAAACGGAATGTTCTTCGAATATGATGGTTCGACATTATATGCAGTAAGAAGATCATCGGTTCAACAGTTAAGTGGAACTGTTTCAGTTCAAAAAGATAGTAATATCGTTTCTGGAACTGATACCAATCTATCTGGACAACTTTCTGTTGGAAACTTTGTTGTTATTAGAGGTATGAGTTATAGAGTCACTAACCTCCCATCTAAAACCGAGATGCATATTCAACCTGCATATCGTGGTGTAACAACAACTGGTATTATCGTCACAAAGACTATTGATACTAAAGTCGCACAGCAAGATTGGAATATTGATAAGGCAGATGGAACTGGACCTTCTGGATTTAATCTTGATATCAATAAGATTCAGATGGCATACATTGATTATTCTTGGTATGGTGCTGGTAAGATTCGCTTTGGATTTAAGGATGCTAACGGTCATGTCAAATATATGCACTCCTTCTTACACAACAACAGACTAGAAGAAGCATATATGAGATCAGGTAATATTCCTGCTCGATATGAAATTGAGAACACAAACAATGCTGTTCCAACATTTGTCCCATCCTTGTTCCACTGGGGTACCTCAGTTATTATGGATGGTAGATTTGACGATGATAAAGCGTATCTCTTTACCGCTCCATCTAATTCACTTTCATTCACGAATGGTGACTCTACCAGTGCTACTGCAAATACTAATTCTTCTTTGGTTAGATATTGGAATAACAACAACAGAAATTATGATTGGTATACTAGAATTAGATTCCCAAGCACGGATGCTTCTAAGTTTGCAACTGGTACTAAACTTTATACCAATGACGGTGGATTGGATGGTGAGGAAGTATCATTCATTCAGTATTCTGGTAGTAATGTAAACGTACATGTTTATGCAGGAGCAACAAACAGATACAATATTCAACCTGCAACATATCCAACAGTTTCTAATGCTGAAGTAGTTTACATTGGTGCTCCTTCAAGTGGTGGAGATCAAGTAAATCTTCAGGATGAAGTTCCTCTTATCAGTATTAGACTCGCACCTTCTGTTGATAACAACCTCACTGGTTCTTTGGGTCAGAGAGAAATTATCAACCGAATGCAGTTGCAGTTGAAGCAGTTGGGTATTACTCTTTCACACGACTGTACAGTTGACTTGATTCTGAATGGTTCTATCAGTAATAGATCTTTTGAAGATGTTACATCACCATCTCTTTCTGAACTTGTTAAGCACAATGCAGGTGACAAAATTATTGGTGGAACTAAGATCTTCTCTTTGAGAGCATCTGGTGGTACAGAAGACTCGAATGGTAAGAGACTTTCTAATACCAGTGAATTTGATATCTCTCAGATTACTGACTTGGGCAACGCAATTAACGGTGGAGATGGTGCATTCCCCAATGGACCTGACATCTTGACGATTGCAATTCATCCAGTCGATACTTCTGAAATTAACGCAACTTCACCTCTTGCAGTTTCTTCCAGAATTACCTGGACCGAATCGCAGGCATAATAAATAACTAAAAACCCAGAATGGCTAATAATAGGGAGTTATCACAACTAGGTTCAATAGTCAGTGTAGATGACTCTAACAGGACGCTTGGACTTGGTGCTAGTGTTGGTATCGGTACAACAGTTGCCGATTACCAACTTGACGTTAATGGTGACATCAATTTTGAGGGTGACTTATATCAGAGAGGTCAGTTATTTACTTCTGGTGTCGGCATTGGTTCTGACGGTGTAAATAGTCAGACTGGTATTACAACATATAGAGTCGGTGTTGGGTTCACCGATATTATGTTTGTTGGTACTGGATTATCAATTACTGGATACGGTTCTACTGTTGTTGTAGACTTGGGTGACATTTCTGCTGCATCTGCTGGTCAGGGTGGAGATGATGTCATCCGTCTTGCTATCGCGTTTGGATAGTAATATAAATATTTGGAGGTCTTGATTATGGATGCCCTAGGATAATAAACAATGGCAAATACTTTCAAGTTAAAAACAAAAGCAAGTGTGGGGGTAACGTCGGAGAACATTTACGTTGTTCCTGCATCGACCACGACGACTATTATTGGCATTACACTTGCTAATACCTCTGGTAGTAGTATTAATGTTGGGGTTGGTATTACAAGGACATCAGAAGATGATGTACACCTCTTAAAGAATGTACCTATTCCTCAGGGATCATCTCTTGAAGTTATGCAAGGAAATAAAATCGTTTTAGAAACCACAGACACTTTTACTGCAAAGAGTGATGTTAGTGGAAGTCTTGACGTATCCTTAACTATCTTGGAGATGACTTGATATGGGACTTACTAGAATTGATGGCGAGTTATTCAAAAAACCGGTAGGTATAGGTACAAATTTAACTATATCTGAAGAAGGAAATATTAATACAACAGGGGTCATTACTGCAACTCAGTTTGTTGGTGATGCCACAGGTTTAACTGGTGTTGGTCTTGGGACAGATATCAATATTAACACCACAGGAATTATTACCGCTTCAAAATTTTATGGTGATATTTCTGAGGCAACTGGTGCAGCAGCAGGTCTTGGTACGGCACTGAGTCAGGATTTAAATAGTCCTCTCAATAAGATTTATTTTACTGATACGACTTTACATATTAATAGTAATACTACCGTTGATGTACCAGAATCATCAATGGCTGCATACACCCAATATAGTGAGGTAGCAGTATCTGATACAGTTGATTTTATTGTTAGTGAAGGTGATGATTTTATTCCTGATATTTTAGGAATTGGAACCGAAACCCGTGGAACAATGACGGGTAATGGGGGTAGAGTTCGTGCAGATAATTTTTCAGATAGATCTGGTGCTGGTGCTCCCACTTTTCAAACAGGTCTTCGAGTAACTGGTGTTGCAACTGCAACTTCTTTCGATGGTAATTTGACTGGTGATGTAACAGCAAATCAGATTACCGTTGGTGATACATTCTTAAAACCACAATCTATTGGTATTGGCACTACAACAACAGTAGGTCGTAATGCTGGTGTTAGTACTGCTATTGGAACTATAATTTATAATGCATCGGTAAATCAAATTCAAGCATATGGACCATCTGGTTGGGTTAATGTAAAATCAATAAATCCAACAGGATTAACTGCCACTGGGGGAATTATTAAAGATTATGATGATGGTATAAACAAATATAGATCACATATATTTAATTCATCTGGTACATTTGAAGTAACAGGATTATCAGATGATTTTGATAACGTTATTGATTATATGGTAGTTGCTGGCGGTGGTGCTGGCGGTGATGATGGACCTGCTGGTAACTGTGCTGGCGGCGGTGGTGCTGGTGGACTGTATTATAGCTCTGCATTTAATGTTTCAATACAGAGTTATAACGTAGTTATTGGTGCAGGTGGAGCTATGTCTTCCAATCCTGTAAATGGTAATGGTGGACCTTCATCTTTTGGCACTATTACGATGAATGGTGGTGGTGCTGGCGCTGCACAAAATGGAGATCTGCCTGCACAACATGGAGGTTCTGGTGGCGGTGCTGCATACAACACTGCCGGTACTACCTTTGGTGGTAATGGAACTGGAAATAGCAACGGAACTGATGGTGCTGTTTCTCCTGCGATCGGATTTGGTAATTTTGGTGGGATTTTTGGTGGTCAACCATCAGCTGCTGGTGCCGGTGGAGGTGGTGCAGGTGGGATAGGGCAGTCTGTTAATTATCCTGGTCCAGGATATTCAAAAGGTCCTGGTAATAAATCTGGACAGGGTGGAGTTGGTCTTCAGTATTCTATTACTGGCATTAGTACTTATTATGCTGGTGGTGGAGGAGGGCATGGATATGCACAAATCTCACCAGGTGGTGATGGTGGTGGAGGATCTGCACATCCAACAGTAGTTGCTGCTCGTGGAGATGCTCGTGGTGTTAGAAATACTGGTGGCGGTGGCGGTGGTTGTAGTCATCCAGCTACTACAGCAGGTGGTGGTGGAAGACCTAGTTCTGGCGGTTCTGGTGTTGTTATCGTTAGATATAAGATAGGTACATCGCAAACTGCAACCGCGAAAGCAACGGGTGGTAATGTTTCCTTCTATAATGGAAAAACAATACACGCATTTACTAGTACAGGAACTTTTACTACACCCGCATCTTTTAATGAAACTTGTGAATATGTAATGATTGGTGCCGGTGGTGCTGGTGGATCTTATACTTATAGAGGTGGCGGCGGTGGTGCTGGTACTTACAAAACTGGCAGTACACCAGTCTCTGGTACAAATGCAATTAATGTAACAGTTGGAAGTGGAGGAGCAGCATTCGTTTCAGGATATCCTAGTCCTGCTGGAAACGGAAACGCTTCATCTATTGCTTTCCCCAGTACCATAACTGCACCTGGTGGCGGTATGGGTGGTTCTTGGGATGATAGAGCAGCCACTTCTGGCGGTTCTGGTGGTGGTGCAGGCGGTGGACCTTCTGCACCAGGATCAAATGGTGGTAGTTCAACTGGCGATCCGTATCCAGGAACTATTGGAGCAACACCTTCTAATGGTTGGGGACACGACGGTGGTCACACTGAGGTAAATCAGCAGCAAGGTGCTGGTGGCGGAGGAGCAGGTCAAGTAGGATATCCAAATGCATGGAGTTTATCTACATCACTAAGAGGTTTTGGTGGCGCTGGTGTTCAGATGCCTGCAACATTTAGAAATCCAGCAGGTACTATTGGAACACCTGGACCAAATCCTGGTGGATATTATGTTGGTGGTGGTGGAAATGGTGGTGGATATCCACCTGCTGGAAACCCTGCTGTTGAAACAACCAGACCAGTTGGTGGTGGTGGATATGGTGTTATGGATGCGAGTCTTCCACCATATGGTGGTGCTGGTGGTGATGGTTTAGATAATACTGGATCTGGCGGTGGTGGAACAAATTATGGAGAACCTACTTCTGGAGATGGAAGTGGTATAGGTGGTAATGGAGGTTCTGGTATTGTTCTCATCGCGTATCCAACCTAATAAATATCTAAAAGGAAAGTATCATATACTATGGCATCAGAAATTCGTGTAAATCAAATACAAAGTAGGACTGGTGTCAGTACGATAAGTTTTACTGATACTGGTCCAGTTATTTCTGGTGTCACAACAGTTCAGGGTAGTTTGACTGTTGCTGAGGGCATCTCTGGCAATCTTGATGTTTCCGGTACTATAAATGCTAACTCCATCACTGGCGATGGTTCCAATCTAACTGGAATTGTTGCAGGTCTTTTTGAAGAAAGAGCATCAGGTATCGTAACTACCTCCAACGTTGGAGTTCAAACTGCAACTCTTGAGAGTCCAGACTTAGTTGGTGCTGGTAACTCTTTTGTTGGACTTTATATTGGTGACGGTTCTTTATTCTTTAGTAGTGAATTGAATCGTCCTGGTGGATACTATATTACGACAAGCATCAATGCACTTAATGCTGGACCAGTTACTCTTGGTTCAACGATGACACTTGATGGAACTTGGGTAATTGTATAGGAGGTAGTATGGGAACTCTTAACGTATCAAATTTAAATCACACTGGGACTTTAGTAACTAGTCAATTAAATACCAATAACGCTAAAACTCACAACGGACAATTGAGTTTTGGAAGACATGAACCCAAAATGGGAGCAACTCTTCTTACTGGAGTAACTTGGGGCGAGGCTGATGATAATGCCATTAAATTGATTGGCAATATTAGTGATGCTGATACTGCAGGGTGTTATGCAATTATAGTTTCATTATATTATTCACATGGTGGTTCCACCAATCATGGATATTTGATGGGGTATTTTCATCAAACAGGTAAAAATTATCTCACAGATGGAACTTGGTTTAATCAATATCATTATGATTGGTATTATAATGTAGTAACATATGATTATATTGTTAAATGGGATCCAAATGGAACTCAATCACTCTCAGTGTATAATTCATATTCTCATAATACTAATACTAGTAACACATTTGCTTTTTATCATTCTGGAAACTTATTTGCGGGAGCATAACTATGATTATAACAACTACTGATTTTATTGCTGAAGCAGCATATTCTCTTACTGGAAATTTATCAGGTGCTCTTGCGATTCGTGGTGAAAATTCTTACGAGAATATTGAATGGAATGTCGGTATAGTAACATCAATACCAACAGAACAACAAGTTCTTGATAAAGCACAGGAACTTTATGATAATGAAGCAATGCGTAGACTAAGATTCCATCGTGACAGACTATTAACAGCGTGTGATTGGGTCGTTGTCAAAGCAAGAGAAACTAATACCAACGTTCCTGCAAAGTGGAGAAATTACAGACAGGCACTTAGAGATCTTCCGAGCACTGCATCTCCAGAAATTGCTGGTCCATATCCAATTATTAGTAACGTTGTCTGGCCAACGGAACCAACATAAATAATCACATATATGTGTGATAACTATTCTGATAAATGGCATCCGAACTTAGAGTAGATAAAATAATTCCAACGACTGGTATTCCCACTGGTGGTGGCGGTGGAATAATCCAAGTAGTACAAACTGCTAAGACAGATGCTTGGGCTGGTGATATGGCAACTAATTATCCCAATTTTGAGGAAGTAACGGGACTTAACGTCAGCATAACACCAAAATTTGCCACTAGTAAATTATTAGTAACTGCATCCGTATGTTATAGTACTCAATACTGGCAAGGTTTTGGTCAGTTATGGAGAGGTATTGGAGGAGCAACAAGAGCATTACTTCCAGGAGCTGTTGGTGCTGCTGCTGGTAATAGACCAAGGTTTAGTTTTGCTATGAATCAATATCATGGAGATAGTACTAATTCATATCAGATGTATCATGGCAGTGTAAATTATCTTGATAGTCCAAATACAACACAGGCAGTGAGTTATTCAATTGCTATGCGTTCTTTTGCTTCTGGTTATAATGTATATGTGAATAGAAATCATAATGATAGAGATCAAGCCGATTATTATGGTCGTGGAATGAGTAGTATTACTGTAATGGAGGTATCAGCATAATGTCAGAATTAAGAACAAATAGAATCGTCCCAAGAGACGGAATGCCTACTGGTGCAAGTGGTGGTGGTATCATTCAGGTTGTTTCAGTAACAAAGACTGATGCAGAATCTTTAACTGGTTCTTCTACTCCACAACTAATTCCTGGTATGCAGGCAACAATAACGCCTCAATCAGCAAGTAATAAAATTTTAGTAATGATTTCTTTACATGCTGCAGTTGCTGGTTCTTATGCATCACAATATGCTGTCTTAAGAAGAGATAGCACAGATATTGCTGTTGGTGATGCTGATGGTAATAGAAATAGAGCAACTATTTCCCTTCAAAGTCCTACTTTTTATTTTGACGCTGTTTATGGACCAGGTGTGGCTACAGTAAATCATTTAGATAGTCCAGCAACAACTTCTGCTGTAACTTATGGATTATATCATGTAGAAGCTGATAATGATGGTAATGGATTTTATGTTAACCGCTCTGAAGGTGATGCTGACACTTATAATCATAATAGAACAGTGTCATCAATCACTTTAATGGAAATCTCTGCTTAAAGCTATATCTGATCTTTAAAAGCAACAAACATAGTCTACTTATAATTCAAGATCTTGTCAAGATTGACAGTCTGTAAAATCTGATATATAATGAGCCTGAAAAGATTATTTGTATATGGCTTACTTGACTTGTTGGCATATGACTAATTTGCCGACTGAAATTGTCGAAATCATAGAGAAAGACGTTCAATCATTTGATGCAGTTGCAAAGGACTCCCAGATTATGGGAGAGCAAGTTGATAAGGTAATCCGTAATAGTAAGAATGCTTGGATTCCCACTTCTCACTGGATTGGTGGTTGGTTGTGGTATTATATCGATAAGATTAACAGAGAGAACTTCTGTTATGACTTGTATGATATTGATGGTGGAAGTATTCAATATACTCAATATGGTGAAGGTCAGTTCTACAACTGGCATCAAGATGCTGATATCGATACTTTCTATAAACCACAACTCGTTGCTGGTTCTGGTACTAATCTAAGTCAAGACCAAGTTACACTTCAAGGAGAAACTGTAAGGAAACTGTCTTTTGCAGTTCAACTTTCCGATCCTAGTGATTATACTGGTGGAGAGGTGCAGTTCCTTGATAATGGTGGCAAGACATACTTTGCACCTAAACAGCGTGGAACTCTGATGGTGTTTGACTCACGCACCAAGCACCGTGTCCGTCGTGTTCGCTCTGGTATGCGTAAGAGTCTTGTTGGTTGGGTTGTTGGTCCGAGGTGGAAGTGATGGAAAAGGAGTTTGTATCAACTGGTGGTGTTTATGAGGACGGGTATCAGAAATGTGCCACTCCAACTACCACTAATATGAGTAAGAATGAGTCCTTTGAGAAGAATGGATATCTTGCTATTCCAGGACTCATTGCAGACCCACAGAACCTTTACTGTGATCCCCCACTTGATGATAATGGTAATCGTCTGACGGGTCAGATGAATTACATCCGTAAGGATAAGTACAATTATATGCCTGATGAGAAGCAGGTGAATGGTTCATTAGCACGATATAATGTGCCGATGTATAAGCAACTTCATTACCTTGTCCGTAAAGAAGTAGAAAAGCGTCTTGGTATGGACTTGCTTCCTACTTACTTTTATGACCGCTTTTATTATGTGGGTCAGCAGTTGAAGCGTCATAGTGACCGTCCTGCTTGTGAAGTCAGTGTCACTCTTCAAATCAGCACTAACTCTGAAAACCCTTGGCCAATTTGGTTTGAGCGTCCTGATGGTTCTGAGTCATATGTTCTGATGAAGAACGGTGATGCTGCTGTGTATAAAGGTTGTGAGCGAGAACACTGGCGTGATCCTCTAGAATCTAAGTATAATAGGTTGCAGAGACGCTGGCGTAAAACTAGAAAGATTCAAGATGATACCTATCATCACCAAATCTTCCTGCATTATGTAAACGCACAAGGTCCTTTTGTTCATCACGCTAACGACAGATAATGTTGAATCTATTGTTCTATGCACCTCTTTATTCTTATGAGGTGAAAGAGTGGAATAGGAAGAAAAAAGCACTTCTTTCTAGAATCAATAGAAGTGATTTTGGATATCACGGTCTGAATACCTTTCAGACCGATAGACACACTAAAAAGAATAGATACTCTCTTGACTTTGAGGGTATCTTTTCTGAGGAGTTGGATGAGTTCAAAAAAGAAGCAAACTTGGAGTATCTCCGAGTGATGGATATCTGGACTCTAAAATACACTAAGAAGACAGAAAATCACTGTCCTCATAATCATCGGTCTATTGGTTACACTGGACTGATGTATCTTGAATATGATGAAAAGGTACATACACCAACCAAGTTCATTGGACCGTGGAATGACCCAGTATCAGATACAACTAACATTGTATCGATACCAGAACCGAAAGAAGGAGTGATGTATATTTGGCCAAGTGTATTAGTACATTATGCTGATGCAATGCAGACAAATAAGTTGCGTATGATAACCTCTTGGGATATGGAAGTGCGATAAATAAAAGAAAATAGTCATCATAAATGGCGTTTACAAAGATCGTAAACACTGGTATTGGTACCATTACTGATCCATTTTCAGTCCCTAAGGGAACGACTGCGAATAGACCAGTAGGTATCAGTTCTGGTGTTATTCGTTATAATGTAACAACATCACAATTTGAAGGATATTCAAATTCTTGGGGAAGTCTGGGAGGAGGAGCCGTCGGCGGCGGTCAGGATACGGTCTTCTTTGAGAATTCAAATACTGTGACTCAGAGTTATCAGATTAGCAGTGGGAAGAACGCAATGACAGCGGGACCTATAACTTTGGATCCCAGTGTAGTCATTACTATTCCATCTGGGTCTGTCTGGACTATTGTATAAGGAGAAGATAAATGCCAGTATCTATTAGTGGTTCAGGTTCAATAACAGGTGTATCTACATTCTCAGAATTATCAGAGTTAGAAGTTTCTGGTAATGTGAGTATTGGTGGAACACTGACTTATGATGACGTAACTAATATTGATTCTATTGGTATTGTTACTGCAAGAGGTGGTGTTGTTGGCGATTTGACCGGTGATGTTAATGCTGGTTTGATAACGGCAACCTCTAGTATTACAGTTGGTAATTCTTTCCTAAGATCAAATGCACTTGGGTTGGGTCAAACAACAACTGCGGGACGTAATGCTGGTGTTGGTACTGATGCAGGAACTGTAGTTTATAATTCTGATAATCATTTTGTAGAACTTTATAATGGAGATCAATGGGTAGCAGTTGGTGGTGGTAAGTATCTCCAAGCAACAGGTGGTTCAGATGTTGTTGATTATGTAGAGGGTGGTATTCTCTATCGAGCACATATTTTTAGAGGAACTTCAGACTTTACAGTTACTGATGCTCCTGCTGTTAATAATAAAGTTGAGGTATTGATTGTTGCTGGTGGTGGATCTGGTGGTTCTGCTGGCGGTGGTGGTGCTGGTGGATTACTTTATAGAAAGAATGTTCCAGTTGAAACTTCACCTGGTGTTTATACAATGACTGTTGGTGGCGGTGGAGCACAACTTACCGCTATTAGTGGTGGAAATGCTGGCACAGATTCATCTGCTTTTGGGTTTCTTGCTATTGGTGGTGGCGGTGGAGGAGCTTATGTTAGTAGTCCCACCAAGAGTACAGGTTCTTTTGGTCGTGCAGGTGGATCAGGTGGTGGTGGTGGATGGCTTGGTCCTGGTGGACCTGCTGAGGATTCTGAAATTCACGTTGCTGGTGGAATCGCACTCAATCAAGAGCAAGGACATCCAGGTGGTTACGGTTCTCCTGGTCAACATTCTGCATGGTATTATGTTGGCGGCGGTGGTGGTGCTGGATCTCAGGGAGAACCACACTACTTTACAAAATCTGGTGACGGTGGAGACGGATTAGACTTTACAATTTCTGGTCAGCGTCGTTGGTATGCTGGTGGTGGCGGTGGTGGTGCTCAGGGATCTACTGCTTCCAATTTTCCAAATAACACTACTCTTGATACTAGACCAAAAGGTATAGGAAAGGCAGGCAATGGTGGTCGCGGCGGTGGCGGCGGCGGTGGAATGTGGCGAGGTGGAATGTGGGGTACTGGTGGTTATGTAGGAGAAGGTGCAGAACCTGGACAACCAGGAGCTCCTAATACCAGAGTCACTCCTGCTGACTCGGGTGCTGGTGCACCGGCAGCAGTCGCATCATTTGGTGCTGGTGAATCAGGCACCCATGATGGTAAAGGTGGAAAAGGAGCAACAAACACTGGTGGCGGTGGCGGTGGAATGGGTATTAGCGTTACCTTAGGTGGTGCTGGTGGTTCTGGTGTTGTTATTGTTAGATATCCAATCGGGATTGATAATAGAGTTGCAAAAGCAACTGGTGGTGCTATTTCATATGCTAATGGAAAAACCATTCATAAATTCGAGGCATCGGGTACATTTACTGTTACAAACCCATCGTTAACATCTGTTGATTATCTTGTAGTTGGTGGTGGTGGTTCTGGTGGACAAGGATTTAATGATAATGCCGCTGGTGGTGGCGGTGGTGCTGGTGGTATGAGATCTAGTGATCCTGGTATGCCAGCACCAATGAGAGGAACTGCATTGCCTGTTAGTGCTACTACTGGTACTTATCCTGTTGTTATCGGTAGTGGTGGTTCAGGACCTGCAACAGTACATTATCCAGGATCTCTTATTCCTACTGCTGGATATCCAGGTTCATTCTCTGAATTTGGAAACGGAACACCAGCACCAATAAGATCTGAAGGTGGTGGTGCAGGTGGTGCTTGGAGACCTGGACCAAGCCCAGTTGGACCTGGACACGTTGGAGGTTCTGGTGGCGGTGGTGCTCCATCATCGGCATGGCCAGATCATGGTGCTTCTTCAAACTCTGGAAATTTTGTTGCCAATGATCCTACACAACCAGTTCCCGTTCAGGGTTCTTCTGGTGGTGTTAATGGACCATATGCTCCAAACAATGCAGGTTCAAATGCTGCCTCTGGTGGCGGTGGTGCTGGTGGTAGTGGTTCTGATGGTGGTGGTGGTCATGGTGGAGCTGGAGGCGCTGGAATTCGCCTGAATATTAGTGGATATGATAAACTTTACGCTGGTGGTGGCGGTGGTGGTGCGACTTTTGGTGGTCGAGGTCAAAATGGTTCCGGTGGTTTTGGTGGTTATGGTTCTGTTGCAGGACAAGATGGTGTAAATGGAACTGGTGGAGGAGGCGGCGGTGGTGGTGCTGGTTTCCCAACTGCTGGACATGCCAATCGTGCAGGTAATGGGGGTAATGGTATCGTCATCATTTCTTATCCAACTTAATATTTTCTTAATCACTTTGTGTGATTCAACACAAAGTTGCACGTTTGGAAGTACCCACTAGTATAGCTAGTAAGTATTTCAAACTAAAAACAAATGGACAAAACATCCTACGAGAATTGGGTGAGAGTCAAAGAAGCTTTAGAATCATCAGGAAATACAGACAATTTTTATTATCGACGGGCTTGTGCTATAGTTTCAGGAGGACCTGACCCGATGGACAACTTACCCAATGTCTCACAGGATGGATGAAATTAAACCAGTTCATTATGTCACTCAAGAAGAGTGTCAGGAGATGATTGATGCTGCAATACGCCGACATAATCGTAATGCTGGAATTATCAGTATGTGTGTTGGGTGGGTTGTTCTTGCACTTTTTGCTGAGGGTCTTCTTCGACTTATCGGAGTAATTGATCCAATATTTCCTTGGTTAAAAATTACTTTAAA